TGATCAAAATCAACGCTCTGCTGGGTGGTGATGATGACGATGATTCGGAACCTGCGCCTGCAGCCGCTGCGCAAGCATCTGCCACCGACGTTCAGGCCGCTGCTGCCGCCGCAGTCGCTGCGGATCGAAAGCGCGCCGCTGACATTCGGGCGATGGGTAAAAAATATGGTCTCGGTGATGACCTGGTCAATGGTTACATCGACGCCGGCCATACCCTGGCTATAGCTCGCGACCTTGCTCTGGATGTGGTCGCCCAGCGCAGCCAGTCACAACAACCAGTGCCCGGCGTCCGAGTAACACACACACAGACTGAATCGCTGGGCGCTGCAATGGCTCAAGCTATTATGCATCGCGCGGACCCCTCGGCTCATAAATTGGACGACGGCAGTAAAGTGTTCGCCCACCGTTCTCTTATCGAATTGGCGGAGGCTCACTTGGTGAGTCACGGTATTTCCGTCAGCGGTATGAGCAAATCCGCAATTGCAACAAAGGCTATGCATGGCTCCAGTGATTTCCCGGCTATTCTGGCGGACGTGGCCAACAAGTCTCTGCGTGCTGGATATGAGGCAGCGCCACGTACCTTTACCGCGTTCTGCCGCCGTACTACCGCGTCAGATTTCAAGAATATTAATCGAGCGCAGCTTGAGTCCGCGGGTGGATCCCTGAGAAAGGTTAACGAAAGTGGTGAGTTCAAGCGCGGCAAAGTAGTTGATGGAAAAGAAAGCTACGCGCTGGTTACCTTCGGCGAAATTCTCGCTTTTACCCGTCAGTCCTTGATCAATGATGATCTGGGTGCGCTCTCTCGTATCCCAATGCTTCAGGGGGCGCAGGTTGCCGAAACTGAAAGCGAGGCTGTCTGGGGCTTGATTCTCAATAACGTGCAAATGTCAGATGGTACCGAGCTGTTCCATGCAGACCACGGCAACCTGGGTACTGGTGTTATTGGTAAGGCCGGTTTAACCAATATGCGTAAAGCAATGCGCTTGCAGAAAAAGCCTGATGGTAAAACGCCGATCAACCTGGCTCCTAAATTCCTGATTGTTCCGGCAGCTCTGGAAACCACCGCTCAGGAATACCTGACATCCATTACCGCAAATCAAGCGTCTTCGGTTAACCCGTTCGCCAATAGCATGGAGCTTTTGGTGGAAGCTCGCCTGGATGCCAATAGCGCAACCAAGTGGTACGCCGCTGCGGACAACAATCGCATCGACACTATTGAATATGCATACCTCGAAGGTGAAGAGGGTGCCTACATGGAAACCCGTCAAGGTTTCGATGTGGACGGTGTTGAGATGAAGGTACGTCTTGACTTCGGTGCAGGTGCAATGGATTACCGCGGCCTCTATCAGAGCTCTGGTTCTTAATAAGAGTTAGCAAGAACTCAAGCCCGGTTAGCCGGGCATTTTTTAATTCAGATTTTCGTTATTTCTAGGTGAATCTTATGAAAAATTACGTACAGCCAGGAAACACAGTTTCCTTTACCGCGACGGCCGATGTTGTCTCTGGTGCCGTTGTAATCGTTGGCGCCTTGGTGGGCATCGCATGCGGTGACGTTGCCAATGGTGCTCAGGGTGAAATGCAGGTGTGCGGCGTGTTCGAACTGCCTAAAACCTCGGCTAATACCCCGGCTCAGTTCGCAAAAGCTTACTGGAACGCAGGCGCCGGTGAGGTTACCACCACCGCCTCCGGAAACACCCTGATCGGTGTGTTCATGGACGCCTTAGCGGGCGGCACGGACGTTGCCAGCGTTCGCCTCAATGGTGTGAGCGTATAACGATGGACTTTGAGAGCTTGACCGGCATAGCCAATCGTATCGGAACTGCCGTGGTTGGCGATACGGTCACGCTCCATCCATCAAAGCGCACCATTAAGGGCGTTTTTGAAGAGCCGACGGAATCTGAGCCGATCGCAGGTTACGTGGTTGATCTCAGCAAACCTCGGCTCACTGTCACGGAAGAAGACTATCGATCGATCTTCTCCAGTGAGCTTCTGGAGGTGAGAGGCGGTGTTTACTCGATCGCCAAGCCTATACCTGACGGATCCGGAATGGTTGTTTTGATTTTGTCGTCAGATCAGCCAAGCAATGCTTCGTCTAAGTGGCTCTGATGGCTGATTTAACCCTTGATGTCGATGCTGCAGTATCTGAGGTCGCGAAATTTCAGGACTTTTCCAATCGACGCGTGCAATTAGCTGTTAAGCGTGCGATTCGAAAAACTCTGAGATGGGTACATCGTGAAATTCTTCGCTACGTCAGTCAAGAATCCGGTGTGGCGCAGAAAAAGTTCAAGCAATATCGTCGAGTTAAGCTGGTAACCAATAAGCAGGATTCATACGTATGGATTGGCTTGAACCCTTTGCCGCTTCACGAGGCGGGTCGGGTTAGCTGGAATCCTGCCTCATCCGGGGCGCGAGTGGCCGGCAAGACCTATGAAGGGGCTTTCTACCGGTCTGTATACAGTGCTCAGCAAAAAGTATGGATCAGGTCGTCGCGCAACAAGAAGTTGGGGCATGCAACATACCACCCGAAAAAGAGATACCACGCATACGGTAGCGGTCCATCTAGGGGCCGTTTCCCTGTCGAGCTTCTGGGTGTAGATATGGAAGATCTGCCGGACGATGTGGGCCGCCGGATTGAAAAGCGGGCAGAGTCGCGGATGGTGACATTGCTGGAACAAGAACTTAACTATGCGTTGAATCATGAGCGTTGATATAGAGTCCTATTTGTCAGCTGTTGTGGCTGCGGTTAAAGATCACTTTGGCGGTCGGCTGGCTGTTGTTGGTGGTTATGACGAAATCGCTGACGATGGTGTTATAGATTCGCCGGCGGTCTTGATTGGTATCGAGGGCTTTTCTGAGGGCTCTGATCGGGGTGATGATCGTGTCCCGCTAAAGTGCCAGGTATCGGCGCAGTGCATTCTCTCTGTCAAAACAGAGAATGTTCAAGTTCAGGTTCGAGCTTTTGCAGCTGAGTTTCTATCGGTTATCAGGCGAAACAAGTTTGATTTTGGGGTAGACGTATCTTTTCCTGAAGGGCTTGATGCTCGCCCTGGTGTTTTGCGGCCAGGGGATAACGGCTATGACTCCTTTGAAGTCACCTGGGATCAGGAGTTGTATCTTGGTGAAAGTGTTTGGGATGGCTCAGGCGTTGTGCCTACTGAGGTGTGGGTAAGTCAAAACCCTGAAATCGGTCTGGCTCATGAGCCTGATTACGAGAATGTGGCGGCTGACTCCTAATGCAGTTTGAATTGACAGACATTGCTCGCCGCCTAGCCAATATTATTCGTGTTGGCGTGATAAGCGAAGTGGATTTCGCTGCGGCCCGTGTGCGCGTGACCAGCGGCAGTCTGCTGACGGCGCCATTGCCGTGGCTAACGGATCGCGCAGGCTCGGACCGTTCCTGGTGGGCTCCAAGTGTTGGTGAGCAAGTTTTGGTACTGTCTCCTTCGGGCGAATTGGCTCAAGGGGTAGTGTTGCCCGGCATATACCAAACATCCAAGCCCGCTCCAGCCGCAAGCGGAGATATGCATCGCACGGTTTATCAGGACGGCTCGGTGGTGGAGTATGACAACGGTGCACACCAGTTGCGTGCCACGGTTGGCTTGTCGTCTATAACAATGAATCAGAGCGCTATTACCCTGGCTTCAAACGGAAGCACGTTGGTGCTGGATAGTAGTGGTGTGGCTATCAACGGCACTCAGGTGAGCTTGAACTGATGCCTGGTGTGTCTCGGGTTGGTGTCGACAGTGCCGGCGGCACAATCACCGGAAATCTCGCGCCCTCTGTTTTGGTAAACGGTTCACCTGTGGCTTGTGTTGGTGCTTCTGTAGCGGCGCACGGTAACTCGCCTCACGCGGCGCCTGTAATGTCAGGTTCAAGCGGCACGGTGCTAGCTGAAGGTACCGCGGTATGCAGGGCGGGCGACGCTGCCAGCTGTGGCCATACGGCCAGCGGTTCTTCAAACGTTTCTGCAGGTTAATCATGAATGGAATGAATGCGACTACCGGCAAGTCATTGTCGGGGCTGGATCACGTGCGTCAGTCGGTCACGGATATTTTAACGACGCCTATCGGTAGTCGCGTGATGCGCCGAGACTATGGCAGTCGTTTGTTTGAGTTGGTTGATTCGCCGTTGACTGGTAGTACTTTGGCGGACATTTACGCCGCGGCCGCTGAGGCTCTAATTCGTTGGGAGCCTCGGCTGAGGGTTAAGAAGATATACGCCACGCGCATAGCGAGCGGCCAAATCGAAGTCGATCTTGAGGCAACGTACCTGCCGGACGGTCGTGAAATAACAATGGATGGGATTATCGTCTGATGTCGAATTACACTGCGGTTGATCTGACAAAGCTCCCGGTACCGGATGTCGTCGAGGCGCTGGATTTTGAAACCATATTTGCTGCGCTTCTGGCTGACTTCCAAAGTCGAGACTCTGCATATGACGCGCTGCTCGAGTCAGATCCTGCCTACAAGGTCTTGGAAGCTGCTGCTTTCAGGGAGCTTCTGATTCGCCAGCGGGTCAACGAGGCATGCAGGGCCGTCATGCTGGCCTACGCAAGCGAGTCTGACCTTGATCAGATTGGCGGTAATTATGACGTTGAGAGACTACTTATCACGCCAGGCGATCCCGAAGCGGTTCCGCCTGTAGAGCCAGTTTATGAATCTGACACCGATTTCAGGCGGCGGATTCAGCTGTCTCTTGAAGGCAAGAGCACGGCGGGCCCAGAAGGTGCTTATAAATATCATGGTCTCAGCGCTGATGCTGACGTAAAAGACGTTGATGTGTATAGCCCGGCACCTGGTGTCGTGACGGTTACTGTGTTGTCGCGTACAGCCAACGGCGTTCCGCCGCAGGCAACTCTTGATGCCGTGGAAGCTTCGCTTACCGCGAAGGACGTTCGCCCGCTCACTGATCAGGTAACTGTGCAAGCCGCGACAATTGTTAACTACACCGTCGATGCTGATTTGCATCTCTTTGATGGGCCCGAAGCGGAAATTGTTCGCCAAGCCGCTATTGCTGCGGTTAATGCTCACGTCGCAGAACGCCACATGATGGGGCTCGATGTTTCCCGGTCTGGTATTTATTCCGCGCTTCACGTTGAAGGCGTAGAGAAGGTTATTCTGACTGCTCCTGCTTCAGACCAAGCCATAACCAATATCCAGGCGGCTTATTGTTCATCAGTGACTGTGGTGGTGGCGTAATGACAGACTTACTGCCTCTAAACGCATCCCCTCAAGAAAGGGCTGTGGCAGAAGCTATAGATGAACGGCTTGCCCAGGTCCCCGTAACAATTCGTGAATTGTGGAATCCGGATAGCTGTCCTGTCGATCAGTTGCCGTTGCTCGCGTGGGCGTTCTCTGTTGATGAGTGGCAGGAAAGTTGGCCCGAGCACATCAAGCGTGGTGTGATCAAAGCGTCAGTGGCAAATCATCGTATTAAGGGCACCAGGAAGGCGGTAGAGGCAGCGGTTCAAGGGCTAGGCTCTGATATAGCCATTACAGAATGGTTTGAGTATTCCCCGGCAGGGGCGCCTCATACATTCGACGCCATTATCAATTACAACGGTGATTCGGTCGGCGTTGATTTACAGAATTCGGTTATCAAAGCTATCGATCAAACTAAGCCCGCAAGGTCTCATTACACGGTGCAAACCGGAATTTCCGCTGAAGAATCTCTCAACATTGGCGGTGCTGTCCGTCTTACTCAATACGCAAGATTGGAGTTCGTAGAACAATGAGTTTATTGCCATTGATAATAACTGATGTTGGCGTGGCTGCGGCTGTGGCGGCAGATGGGCAGGGGTTGCAGCTGGATATAACCCAAATCGCGCTGGGGTCTGGTGATTGGTCTCCAGGCATCGCGGCAACGGCTCTAAATACTGAGGTGAAGCGTCTTTCGGTGTTCGGGGCTACGGTGCTGGCTCCTGACAGAATTCATGTGACTATTCGAGACGACAGTGCGGATGTTTACGACTTGAGAGAAATCGGATTGTATGATGAGAACGGTGATCTATTTGCAATCTATGCTCAGTCCGCGCCAATTGTCAGTAAATCTGCCGATGCAAAAGTGCTGTTGACGGCGACTATACCGCTGACAACTGTTCCGCCCGCCAGTGTGACTATTACTGGCAATGAATTTGATTACTCTGCGGCCAGTGAGTCTGTGGCGGGTGTTGCCGAAATTGCTACTCAATCTGAAGTTGATACTGGTGCTGACGATCTCAGAATTGTTACCCCTCAGAAATTGAAGAGACGCCTCACGGATTTGCTGTCGGGTAGTGTCGTTTCTTTTGCCATGGACTCTCCGCCGAGTGGATTTCTTGAGTGTGATGGAAGTGCTATTAGCAGAACGACATACGCTGACTTGTTTGCAGCAATTGGCACCACCTACGGCGTAGGTGATGGCTCAACCACGTTTGCCATTCCTGATTTGCGCGGTGAGTTTATTCGTGGTTGGGATAATGGGCGGGGTGTTGATAGTGGTCGTGCGTTGGGTAGCTTTCAGCAGGCAACCGCTGTTGGTGGATATACTAAAGGAACAAGTGGCTCTCGCGTGAATGTTCCGGTAGCGAACTCTGATGGTTCTCTAACTATTACTACTGGGGATTACCGTCATCTCCCCGCAAGCACTGAATATGTTGGGCCTACTGAAAATGCCCAAAAAGTTCGCCCACGTAACATCGCCATGATGTACTGCATTAAATATTAGGTGAAGAAATGAAATATTATTCCTTTGATGAGAACGGCATATTCAACGGCGAAGTGGCTCCGCAAGTGGATCCGTTGGAAACGGAAATCGCCGGTGAGACGGTTTACATGGTAGCCGCTAATTCTACCGTAGTGGCTCCACCAGCTGTCCCAGAGGGCAGTGTCGCTCAGTGGGATGGATCGGGATGGGTGATTAAGGCAGATTTTCGGGGCGAGGTCGTTTACAGCATTTCCGATAAGTCTCCAAAAATTGTCGATTACATCGGTGATATTGAAACTGGTTACACTAATATTGAGCCGGGAGAATATGATGAGTGGGTCGAAGGCGATTGGGTTGTCGATACCGTTGCCCATCTAGCCGGCGCCAAGCTTGCCAAGCTCTACGAAATCAACAGCGAAGCCGATCGTGCGCTATCAGTAATAACCGATGCTTATCCAGAGTCAGAGCGTTTAAGTTGGGATAAGCAGGAACAGGAGGCGCGCAATTGGCTTGCCGATAACAGCGTAGCAACTCCGCTCTTAGATGCAATTTCGTCTGGCAGGGGACTTGGTAAGGATGTGCTCGCAGCAAGGGTTATCGTGAAGGCAGATGCCTTCGCCGCTGAGAGTGGAGATGTCTTTGGTAAGCGACAAGCGTATGAGGATCAGGTTGCGCTAATCGACGATGTCACAGGAACTTTGGGTGAGGTCGATGCCATAGTGGTTTCGTACTGATCGCCGAATTAAATTTAAATTCTAAACCCGCTTCGGCGGGTTTTTTTATGCCCGAAAACAAGAGGATATAACTATGCCTTTCCTTCACGGTGTTGAAGTTGTCGAGATCGACAATGGATCACGACCAATAAGAACCGTTCGAAGCTCGGTGATCGGGCTGGTAGGCACCGCTCCTGATGCCGATGCGGTGAAATTCCCATTAAATACACCTGTGCTGATTGCGGGCAACCGCACAGAAGCTGCCGGTTTGGATACCGTTGGCAACGGCGACGGCACACTACCAGAAGCTATCGATGGCATCTTTGACCAAGTTGGTGCAATGGTGGTTGTGGTCCGCGTTGATGTTGGGGTGGATGACTCTGCAACTCAATCAAATGTTATTGGTGCAGCTTCCGGTGAAGGCTTGAAAGCGTTATTGGATGCGGAGAACGAGCTGGGTGTTGAGCCTCGCTTGATCGTTGCACCAGGCTTTTCAAGCGTACAGGCAGTTGCAACTGAAATAGATGTTATCGCTAACCGTCTGCGCGGAATGGGCATCATCGAGGGGCCAAGTACCGACGATGCGGCTGCCAACACATACGCGGGCAATTTTGGCAGTAAGCGTCTGTATATGGTTGATCCTGATGTTCGCGTCTGGGATACCGCAGGAAGCGCCGAGGTTATCGAGCCCAACAGTGCACGTGTTGCCGGCATGTTTGCCCGTGTCGACAATGAGAGGGGCTTTTGGTGGTCTCCATCAAATCAGGAGATTCGAGGTATTTTGGGTACCGAGCGTCCGGTTAGCTTTAAATTGGGTGATGCCAACTCTCGTGCAAATCTTCTTAATGAGCAGAACATAGCCACCATCATTCGTCAGAACGGTCATCGCCTTTGGGGCAACCGTACCCTGTCTTCAGATCCTAAGTGGGCCTTCGTGAACGTGGTGCGTACTGCTGATCTGATTATTGATTCAATTCAGCGCGCTCACCTCTGGGCTGTCGATCGCAACATCACCAGAACCTATCTGGAAGATGTGGTTGAGGGTGTAAACAACTACTTGCGCCACCTCACCCAAATCGGTGCGATTCTTGGCGGCACGGCCTGGGCAGATGCCGAACTAAACACACCAACCAGCCTGGCTGCTGGCAAGGTGTACATCGATTTTGACTTCACTCCACCAACCCCGGCAGAGCACATTACCTTCCGTGCTCACCTGGTTGATGACTACTTTGCAGAGGTGATCAGCTAATGGACAACATTCTCAAAAATATGAATCTCGGCGTTGATGGCAGGGGCTACGCAGGCAAGGTCCTAGAGCTGACCAAG